AATTCCATCACCTTTCCCAGCAATTCCAGCTTGGCGCGTGTCTGCGCAGCCAGCATCGCGACCGCGCAATCCTTGTCTTTCACCTGAGCGCGCAGCGTAACGAGTTCGCAGTGCGGACAAACCACAGGTTCGCCCGGCCCGACAACGAATCTATGGTGCATGCCTTCGCATGTGTGTATAGCCATCACTTTTCCTTCGCCAGTTCGGCGTCGCATAGGGCGATGATTCTTTGCGCGGCCATAAAAGCCGCCCAGTTGCGCATTCGCCCGTCCAAGGATAGATAGCCCTCGGCTGCTATGGCGTCGTCTTTTGCAGCCCGCACAAACGCCCCATGCCGTTCGCGCAGGTCGGCGAACTCTTTTTCTATTTGCTCCTGTTCCCATAGCGTCAATCGGACATCGCCTAGCCCTAGGTGCTTGTTGTCGTTAAACCTCATAGCCCGAAATCGAGCCGTCAAGGATTCCTTGTCAGTTGCCATCACTCAACCTCCAGCATCGCCAGCACCTTGCCGCGTGGGCATGTGCATTTTTGACCGTCGTTGTAGTACACCGCATTGCACAGCGGGTGGTGGTGAAGGCCTTTCACCTCATTGGCCACTGCGCGCAGGAGGGCTGCGTGGTCGGTGTAATCCACGAACAGCCGCTCACTAGCGAATCCCACGATGTTGCGCGTGTCCGTTACATTGCCGTCTACGATGTACCGCTTCACTTGCTGGCCCTCTCTGGTGGGGCGGGGAGGGGTTGCCAGTGGGTGGGATCGCTCCACAATCGACATTGGTCCGCATCACTTCTCCACGCCGTTAAGTGATCCTCGTAATAGCCAATCTGCACGACATCACCATCTGTAATTAGGACGAATACGCCATCCTTCGGCGCAGTTTCAATCGGCCTCCACTCCGGCAGCGGCACGACCGCCAGGGCGGCGCGGGCTGTTTCTGCGGTGACGTAGTAATAGCCAATGCCCATTTGCTTCGCCAAGGCATCGCCAAGGACTTGACGCATCTTCTCGACCAGTTCGTCGGTGTTCATTGGGGCTCCTTGTACAAGTCAAATATCTCTTCAATAGTAGGCCAAGACTTACCCTTTGGACTACCTTTAATCTCAATAGCTAGAGTATAGTAGCATCTAGAGCAAAGTATAGTACCTTCATGTTCCCAAGAGTACCTGATAGTAGGATCTGGGTAAGATACTCCGCAACTGCTACAGACTCTAGGTTCCACTCTTTCTAGACTCTTGCCACGCCTTCAAACCTGCCGGAAGATCTCGTTTTACTAAGGAATCTCCTTTAGATTTCATACTTGCAGGCAGGGGCCTGTAGGGGTGTAGCGGGCAAGGTGTATCTATACAGTTTCCTACTTGAACTAACCATGTCCCGCCAGCAAGAGGATCATAGATACAGTCCTTACATTTCTCGTTTACTGCCTTACGGATACTCATTTTTAATAATCTCGTAAAAGAAGTCTAAACATTTAGGATGAAAACAAGGCCCCATTACACCGAACAAACAAGGTCTATCTTGATCTGCTAAAACTTTGCGTGCTATTTCTTTAGAAGTCATACTATCTTAACCCTATCTTTACGCCTCTTAGGCGCTCGAACTACATCTTTACCACCAAATGACTTTTCCCAAGACCTAGGGAAAGCTTGGTCAGCTTCCTTCATCCATTCGTCAGGGATCTTAGCTACAGCCCAAGGAATCCCTATTCTTTCTGCCCATGTACTGTACCTATCCCCTCTCTTGTTAGTTTTCCTGTCGTACATGAAAAGTATTCTGAGATCAAGGCTTGGATTGTACTTTCGCACTGCTTCAAGCTTCTTTCTATCTGGAACAGTAAGTCGTCCTTTTCCTTCGATGACAACTCCATTGGAAAGGAAGAAGTCCGGTAAATAACGCTTTCGCGTGATAGCTTTAGTTCTCCCGCACTTCTCACAGATAACTTCACCATTAATGGGAAGAAAATAGTCATACTTGGTTATCTCGTACTTCCACTGCGCTCCTGCCTCTATAAGTTGTTTACTAATCAGTAGTTCAAAGTTAGACCTAAATCGTCCCTTTCTCTTAAAACTCTTCTTGGCGAAGATACTTTTTCTAGGTGCTGCCATCAGACTGGAGGATTCCAATAGTCATTAAAATCACGACGAAGATAGAGTAGGTTAGCTGTTTCAAACAGATAATCAGTTACTTCATCCTCAGTCCCCTCGTGACAACGGAAGTACTCTTTACATACCCTAGAAAACATCTCTTCCTCCTCTGTTACTGAGTCAGGGATAATGGTCTGTGCTCGCTTAGGGCCACAACCTTTCAATCCAGGTATGTTGTCAGCTTGATCTCCCATGAGTATCTGACGATACAGAAAACGATTAGATTCATGGGTATTCCTAAGTTCTCCCATTCCTTTTCGATGATTAACAGATGGAATCTGCAATAAGTCCTTATCTGACCCTATAACATGCGCTACTAACAGCCTGTGTATCCAACTAGCTCTAGCAAATATAGAGATATAGTCATCTGCCTCACCAACCGCAGGATCGCAGAAGACAGTAGTACTCTTAGATGCTAGAGCCATCTTAATCTCGTCTACATATTGTGGGATAGGTGCTCCGGGGCGAGTACGATTCGCCTTATATGGCACATTCTTATAAAACTGGTCTCGGTACTTAGGAGATCCTTTACCAGTAAAGAACTGTATTACTCGACAATCTTCTAGTTCAACCGAACTAAGGTAGTGTTCCAGCTTTGAGATGGCTGCCTCCTGAGCAGCCTCATACCCCTGTTTACAGATAGAGCTAAAAGCTGTTGGGTATAGAATGAAATCTGAATCAACAAGAACTAGACCCTTATACCCTATGTCCATATCTTCTAGAGCTTCCTTACCACTATCCCATGAGTACTCATGGTAATGAGTAAAGTTTCCATCTTTAATCCAAGATCCCATTACTCGGCTCCAGTGATACTCTCTTGAGAGAGTGCGGCCTTAGCTGCCTCAATATCAGCGTCACCAGACACATATGCTTCAAACTCACGAGCGATCTGAATTACTTCGTCTATAGTATACGTGCCATTAGCAGACCCATTGTTCATAGTGAACTCGCAGTAAGCAACCGCTGTAGCCAAACTAGACTGGCGATTAATGTTACGCTCACGAGTAAGTAGCACCGGGAGCATCAGTTCCTTATAGCCCGAATTACCTTGAACAGTAGATACACTCCCATTGTTGGGGGTAGTGCTAGGAGCACCACCACTGCTAGCAGTAACAACACCACTGACATTGTGATAAGTACGTCCATCTTTTTCCTTGTCTACATATGCAAAATTTACAAAGTCTCCTACTTCAGCCTTGAGCATAGCGGGCGTGAAGCAGCCATACCATTCACCATTGTCCAGCTTAAAGCTCCGACCATTAGGATTCTTAGCCTGAATAACACCAGAGATACGCAGATTAGACATATTTATAATTCCTCTTAAGAGATGATTTCTTTACAATCTTTACGATTGATTTCTATTACTTCTTTCCAATTAGGTCCGAACTTCGCAGAGTAAGAATAGTTGAGTTTCAGATCATAGTCAAATAGTTCCTTGAATATCTGAGGTAGATTAGTGAAAACATTCTCTACTGCCAGTAGTAGATAGCCCAAATGATCTTCATGACAATCGAACATACCACTGTCATGGATGGTATTAATAAAGAGACAGTTACCTTTTGACCAGATTGAGTAATCCTCTGTAGGATGTTTATCCAGTTCCTCAAGTATAGCATTCAAGATCAAAGGTACTATATCACCAGTAGCAAATCCCTGTACGGGATAGTTCTTCATTTCTGTCGGAGACAGCTTCCAGTCCTTACGTCCGTACTCTGATTGTCTGTAGGTTAGAGTGTAGTGGCGATCTGTAGGGACAGTTAAACCAAAAGCGAAAGGGTTGTACACATGCTGTTTATTATAGGGCTCTACTGTACTACTCATACAATTAGAAATTGTTCTTACGAACTCATGAAACTCACCAATCTTATTGTACTTATCTAAGAAAGCATCTATGAATTCTTGTGCCGCATCATGGCTAATGCCCAAGTCCTCAGACATACGTTTAGCACCCGCACCATAGATAAGCTGAAATGTCATGGTCTTAGCTTTCTTACGTTCTTTTGGAGTAACCAGCTTCTCAGGTTTCTTCAGCCACATAGCTGCGTTCATGGTATGAATATCCACACCACTATTCAGTTCAGCTATCAGCACAGGATCTTGAGTAATCTCAGCTAGTGCAAACACCTCAAGCTGCACGCAATCTATCTCTACTAGTAATCCTCGATCTCCGTATCGACTGACAAATGCTTGTTTAATATTACTCATAGTTCAAAGGAACCCTCTCTAGGTTTTTTACTTAGAAACTTAGTCATATACTCAAATATATCCTTCGTATCTGGTATGTCGTAATCAATCTTAAGAGGGCAAGTAATCAAGTCCTGTCCATTCTTAGTAGGGAAACAATATATCCTTCCTGAATCTCCTTTGAAATAGTAAATTTTCATGACTTGATATTTTGCAAATTAGGTTTAGAACAAGTTAAACGTCCTGTCGGAGTGTAACCATGATTGTACTTAGGGTTGATAAACCCATCTTTCTGGAAGTTCATATACCCCTCATAATAGGTATTATAGTCCTTACTGACATCTTTGTATTCAAGTAGTTTCTCTATGAATTCCCTCCTACATGCGTCTGGAGAAGCATATTTAAGATAGGTCTTTAGTGCCTCTTCGTCTACTGACGTACTCATGTGTGTACGTATGACAGGGAAAGGAACCTGGTATCCTTTCTTCTCTACCTTATATCTTGGCTGTCCTACTTTAAGACCTGTCTTATAGACTCCTATCTGTACTCGTTCGTCATACTTCTTAATCCCACCATATAGCATCAGACCTATGTCTGCGTTGCTTCCGGGGTTCCACACACCAACTACGTGCAGTCCTGAGATGGTCCACATCAGTCTAGTAAGATCACGTTCCAGAAGAGTCATCTTGTCCTTAAGTTCTAGTTTATTCTTGGTCACAAAAGGTTCATCTATCTTCATGCCGTTGCAGCTAGCACGTAGTATATTCAGCAGGAAAAACTGCTGATTAATGAACATACTCTGCCATGCAGGAGATCTCTTGTCATACTCAGCTTTCTGTTTCAGGTACAGTTCTTTAGTCATCAGCACGTCTTGTTCAAGATAGGCATGTAACTTAGCTTTATCTATGGTACTAGGACATACGCCAGACTTGATAAGCTGGCTAACTTCATCTTCCTTATGCAGATTGATACCACGGGACTCACAAGCCTGTTCCAGACTAAATCCAGTGTTTACCTGATCTGACAATAAATACTCTGCCAGCATTGTATCCCAAATATATAGAGACTTGGATGAAAACTTAGTATCTGTACTATATCCAATTAGTAAATCATATGTGATATTGTGACCTACACATATATTAGATGTCTTAAAGACAGATCGTAACACAGAATCATCTTCAGTGATGTGAAGATACCTGGTGCTTAGCCCTGTAATACCCGCGCAGATAAACTCCGGTGTATTATTAAATACAGTCTTATATTTTTCATTACTAATCAGAGTAGTCTCTACGTCAATAATAGATACTGCTCCAGAATCTAGCTTCTTACGGTACGCTCTACATTTGTCTACAAATGCATGATTGCTCATAGTTCTAACTCTAATTGTTCCTTGATTCTACCACCCGAGAGACGCAAAAAGTACTGGTATTCATCAGGATCTCTTAGGATACCTATTGAATAGTAACACATTCCGGGGGCATTAGAAAATCTCCATTCACCCTGAGTACCCTTTCTCTCTAAGGGGTGATTAGAAATAGCTACATTCTTAGAGAATACTACATAGTATATCTTCATATCTCACAGGTCCTCAAACCTAGCTCTTTCTTTATCTAGCAAAGTCTCTGCCATCTGTACCCTTCCTGTCAGTTTGTTCTTGGGAGTATAGATATAACGCTTATCAGGGTTATGGTACTCTCTACCGATCATGATAATACAGTCCGCTTCGCCCTGCGCCCCTGTCTTACTACCGTATAGACAGTTCATAGGAGGGCACTTCTCACCCTCAGCGCTAGAGTCAAGCTGATTAGACACTATCACTGGCGCTACATGCTTACCTAGATTCCTAGCCCATTCGCATAGCTGCCGGAAACGCTCAGCTTCCATCTCTGTCTGTCCAAAGTTACCCCGTACTTTATATAGCTGATCAATTACTATAAGTCCAGGATTGTACTTAGCTATAGTCCGCTCAATCTTACTAATACTAGTACTGTCTTCTACAAAGACAATACGGTTATCAATAATGCTTTCATAGTGACTATTGGCTGTCACTGGATCTGCATCTACATCAGCTTCAGTGGCTCCTAGAGTACTTTGAACTACTCTATTCTTGATTCGTATAATGTCCTCTTCATTGTTAAACCAAAGTACTACCTTATTATCCTTAAGCTGCTGTGCCATATGCTGTGCAGTATGAGCGAGGAAAGTAGTCTTACCGCCATCAGGTCGGCTACCTACAATCAATAGCTCTTTACTGATAGGACCGATGATATTGTTCAAGCTGGCCAGGGGCCATGACAATCCAGACCGTTTAATGCTCTTCAGTGCCTCCAGGACGTTAGAACTCTCCTGTAGCTGTACCTCCCTACTAGTCTTGACAGACATAGCTCTGTACTCGTCTACAAGAGCCTGTAGACGGTCAGCTTTACCAGGATGGTATTTGATAGCTGGACCAGTGTATACCTTGTCTGCCTCTACGCTGATCTTCTCACAGTAGCTTTTATCAATAAAAGCTTGCAGTATAGAGTCACCAGTACTTTTAGGTACGTGCATCGCCAGTCTGCAAGATATAGCAGCTATCAATATGTTCAGTTTGGTATTACGCACTGCGTTATACCAATTGCTAAATTCAAGCCAGTCAGTAACACGATCAGTACCAGCAAAAGAACAGTATTCTTCTATACAAGAGAGTAATTCCGTTACCTCTTCAGGAATAATATCATTCTTAGTAATCATAGTACGGTACTTAGCGTACTCTGGATTATTAAGATGTATTATCAGATCTAGTGAGAATGTATTATAAGACATATTATAGTTCTATCTCTCTTGCTGGAGCATTATCGAGGTTAGGAATAGCCCAATGACACAGAATGTAATTAAATTCTACAGGGTGAAATTCTTCAGAGATACCAAAACTACCACACCCCACAGGGAAATAATTATACCCACCCTTGAAGAATGATGCCACTGGACTAATAGCAATGTTATATCCGTTTGTCCAACCTATCCAGACTTTCATAGCTCAATCTCCGCATACGTACCTTCTAGAGTACCATACTTATTCATTAGATAGTTGAATAGGGCCTTGTCTGTAATGGCACATGAGTCATATGGTACGTTATTAAAATCACATTGTACTATGGACAAATAATTGTTTGTCTCTTCGTTTCTGAAGTATCTATTAGAACCATGAACAACACTTTCACATATATGAAAAAATGGAAGGCTATGCGAATCAAAAAACAAAAGAAATAATTTCATACTTCCACCCTTTCCTTAATCTCTTCAAGGTTAAATGTTTTAAGATCTTTATCCAACAGCAATAACATAGTGTCACCATAGGCACTAAACCTTGTGTATAGCTTACGTTGCGTTGATCGTATAGCTGGCTTGTCATTATCGAGTGCCACTACATATCTCTTGTACTGTTCTCTGACGGACTCCCTAAACTGGTGTGGTTGCATGTTAGATCCTAGCAGGGGTACTCCCTCATATCCTGCTAGAGCAGCCTTATATGCACTTATCCAGTCCTCAGTAATGACCAGTGTATCCGACCGTCTACCTATATAAAAGGGGGTAATACTCACGTCATTACCCAATGATTTATTCATATAAGTCAGGTACTTAACGTCTTTAGCTGGAAATGGTCTAAGCTGCATACCTACCAGCGTAGACGGATGATCGTCACTGATCAGTGGAAATACTATTGCCTCTTTCTGGTCCGACCAGCACAAGGGACTATCTCTAATCTCATCGTCAGAGAGATACTGTCTTGCCCATGCTAAGGCTTCACTTCCCCATTTGCTTGGCTGTCCTTCGCTGTCTGACGGGATGCTGAAAGGTGTGACTCTAGATCCTCCGCCGCCTTGAATTTTTGATAGTGAAAGATGGGAATCAGCATCTTCTGAATACGCTGAAGATAGGTTATTACTACTGCCGAAATAACCACCAGTAGTACAATGATGACAAAAAGCAACGATTGATCCATCTTGATTCCTCTTAATATAAAGCTTGTCATTACCACGACCAGACTTACAATGATGAATATGTATCTCTTTACCTAGTTCGTCAGGAGCATAGGGTACAAATTCGTCATGAGTGAGATAGTTAGCCATCTAATTCTATTTCCCATGTAGTACCGCGAGAACTGGGTACTAGTTTTCCCTTGTACTTAAGGTAACGTATAATGTCCTTGTCTTCAATTTTAAACGCCTCAAACTTAGGTCTTGGTTTCTCATCATGATGGCAAGACCAAATTTCATCTTGTGTCGCTGACCATAAGTATATTTTCATAATACTCTCCAGTACGTCCCTGTACTTTTACAATTATCTATTAGCCAAAGATGTTACGGTAAACTTCTGAGGATTTATCCAAAAATATTTCGATAAACCTCTTCAGCAGCCTCGCGTTCGCTGGCATTATCCAAGCGATTCAGAAAGGCAAGGGTAAATGCCTGCTTAATATCTCGCAGATTGCTAGCGTGCATACACCATGCTTGGGTAACTCGCATAGACATACATACTGACATGTTACCCTGCTTGAGACCGTTGCGCAGTAGGTTAGCCACAGTCACAATCTTACTAGCAAAATGATTACTAATAGCAGGATAAAGACCCGTCAACATCTTTGCTTCATCGCTGGCTTCAAGCCAGTCAACCATAAGGAACGTGCCCATGCGATCCAGCCATGCAGTGTTCTGAGGCTGTGTACCAATGAACCGACCAGTAGTGTCACCCATGCCCACAGTGTTATCCGCCAGTACAAAGTGGAAGTCCTCAGCAGGGAGTACAAAGGCATCCTTACTGTCACAGGGCTTATTAGTCAGTAGTAAACGTCCGCCACGCTCAAGAGCGTACTGCAAAGATAACTGAATCTCAGCAGGTGCAGCCGTAGGTTCATCCAGCAGCAAGATACCATGAGGTATCTGCATCGTTTCAGGGACAATGCCATCATGCCACTTCAGTTCACCACCACTATACGATTGCTTGCCAAGAATATCCTCACTGGTGATGTGCCCATTGAAGTTGACACGTCGAAATGGGCGGTTAGTGATATGGCAAAGGTACTGCACCAGCGAACTCTTGCCAACAGATGCGTCACCCGACAGCCATGTAGGCAAATCAGTATTCTCCAAGGCATAGGCAAGCTGCGCCAATGATTCTTGATTAGCCCGATAACCCGCCATTTCAGTAGGGATAAAAGCTGCGTGATTCTCAGAATAGTCGGCCTTATTGAATACCTTGACATAAGGATCAAGAGTGTTCTTTTTCTTGTCCCAATGCGGGACAAGGGTACTCAGCAATACCTTACCTGCACTGTCGGGAGTGCTATCATTAGTGAACCAGTTCACCGGAGACGAAGCTACATCTGGAGTAACAGCTGCCTTAGCCTTCTTACCTCCCTGTTCCTTTTCTTCACGCATTTTGTTTTTGATCTTTTCCAAAACATCAGCCTGAAAACTCGCTTGATCATTCTTAGCCATTGTCAATATTCCTACTTTTGTACAGTTACGTTGTTCTTGAGTATCTCAATCAGTGCTGCCGGTATCTGGTCGGCGCGATGCACTACGTAGTTGTTCTTATAAATCAGTTTAACGTTAGTGTCTAGAATCCCCACTCCCATTATATCAACAAAATGATCCTTTTCAAGTGTCTTTACAAGGGACTTAGTATAAGTCATACAGTCTCCCCTATACGATGCAGGAGATCCATCAGACATTACCATGATCAGCTTTTTAGGTTCCGGCCTAGTAGCTATCCGATTATACGCTATCAGAATGTTATCGGCGTCAGCGTTAGCACACATATGCCCAGCGGCTATAGCACCACTATTAATTATCTCTTCCTTAGTAATCTTTTGTGCAAAGGTCTTAAGGAGTACATGCACATTCTCATTATAATCCAGTTCAGTGAAGGTAGCCACTTCAATTGGTATCCTGAGAGTGTTACATATCTCAATCATTCCCCATGCTGCCGCAACTGCGAGAGGATATTTCGCAGCAGATTGCATACTACCGGAACAGTCTACTAGCACAGACACACAAGTGTCCAATGCTGACTTTTGTGATGGTTGCTTAAAGATAGCAGGGGACAGCGAACTTTCCCTATTGTGAGTGACAAGCTTAGTAAGCTTGCGAGTGTCTAACTTACCCTGTCGCATATTGACTGCATAGTTTTTGCGTGTTTCAGCTTGTAGGAACCTGCGAGCTTGGTTAGCAATCGCATCTACATTGCTCTTTGAAATAGCTTCAATGATCCATTTAGTTTCCCATGCTCCCGGAGCAGCCCGCAATACCTCCTTAGCAGTACCTATCTTAGTAGTTTCAGGGGTGTGAGGATCATACCCCCCCCCACTATAAGTAGTGTAATCTATGTGGATTCCACCCATAGATTTTTGCTTTCTGTCATGCTTCTTCTGTCCGAGCATCTGCTCGTACTTAACAGTAACTATATTTTTCTTACGCTTTTTCTTTTCTTCTCCTTCATCTTCCGACGAATCCTCACTTTCTCCTTCCCCATCTCCTTCACCGTCACCATCGCTATCACTGTCTGACTCTTGATCACTTTCATCTTCTCCTTCCTGCTGGCTACGGTCAGCCATCTCATTTACTTCTTCATCGGGTAGCTTAAACACTTCCTTGAGTACGTCAGTGACGTACTGCCATTCCTCTTGTGCTGTCTCTAAAGCCAGCCATCGAGTCATCCAACCATCACTTTCAAGGGTAGCTATCCATGCCTGCTGTTCAGCATCCAGAACAGTTTCAACCGCACTATATGTCTTATGTAGAACTGGATCAATCATTGCCAGCACACCTACACTGGCACAGACCATTGTGTTAGTTATCCGATTAGGGATGTCCTTATTAAAATCCCCTTTGACAATCATGGGAATCCAATTAGCCGACATGAGATATTCGGTAGTAAATATCTTATCTTGTCGAGTGCCCGGATACTCTTCACAACGATTACGATCATTGCGAACATCATCCACAATGTTCAAACATGCTCCGAATATATCACTGGTATTAATCTTTTTCTTCACCAGTAAAGGAAAAATGTCCCTTACTTCAGGCAACCAATGGCCTATCTCATGGCATACCGCATTTCGCCATACCCTAAGCTGAGATTCAGTCCAGTTAAGTGCGGGGCGCTGAATAATCAGCCTACCTCCCGGTTCAGTAGCGAACCTCTGTTTGTCTACATACTCAACTCGTAGTCCTGCTCGTTTGGCGAGCATATTGACCGCCCGTTGTACTGCTACTAAATCAATCATTTGTAGAACCTACCTTCATACCAGGTAAACGTATTAAGCACCACTAGAAGAAAGGTTAGTGCGAGCCATCTCCAAACTGAGTCATGATACCCTTCCTTCGCAATGGTGAAAATCCCAAACAAAAGAACGAATTGAAAGAGAGCATTAAACCACGTGTTGTTAGTCATTTTCTATCTCATCCCAGTTGATAAAGGTTTCAGTGTTGGTATCACAGTCTATCAGGAGATAGCCAAGTTCTGACAGTTCTATGATCTCTGTAACTTCTTTCTCTTCGATTTCCAATGTCTTAACCCCTAAGCTGATTAATGAAGTTATCCATCGCAGCATTAGGATAGGCTGTCTGCTTAGACAATGCAATGACCGTTGGGACAAGAGCTAACAGCTTTTCCTCAGGGCTAAGATCCTCCCGCTTACTCTTCTTTTCCTTTTCAATGGCAGTTTTGCCCTTCACGCTACCGTCAGAGTTAAGCAGGTCACCACCTTGTTCCAGAAAATTCACCAGCGTACTGCGAGCGTGCTTATAGGTCTTGCTGAGATACAGCGCAGTCTTGATCTTGCCCACCTTCACCCCATTAGCATACCGTTCGGGATTATCTACGCTGTCAGTGATTGCAATCTCTTCCGCTTCGTCAAGATGTGCTGCCAGTGCCTCAGCACGCAAGGCAGACTGCGCAATCCCGTCACCTTCCTGAAGAATATGCAGGGCTATGGCCGCGAGCTTGTTAAAGGTGCCTGATTTAATGGCATCGATCGCATTGAACTCGCGCACTACTTCTGCCGTATTCTCTACTGAGAATGGATTGTCAGTACCAGTAGTGGGAGTATTCTCCTCCTTGCTACCTACAGTCTCGAAAGATCCGTCAGTGTTATTCATTGCATGGTAAAGCATTGTCTTTTTCCTATTAAGGTTTAGTGATTCTGTCTTTGTATTAGTAAGCAAACCATGTGCCAACGTTGTCTTACAAGTTTCGTTTATGTCATGTTCCATATATCTATATAAGATATATATCTATATAAGATTATATATAGATATATATCTTAGGTAGTATCTTTAGGATACTACCTAGTTATTAGATATAGATATATCTTAATCTTCTGGTTGACTGTCCCAGTCAATCTCCAGATCATCTATGATGCTGCTGGCAATTTCACGCCAGTTTACCCGCGCTAAAGCGCTCCCGAGTATGTCAGCATAAAACCCCGTGACCTCTGGGGAGGTCTCCTCATAGTAAGTTTGCAACATATCGGCTAAGAGCCCTATAGCCGTTTCTTTGTCATCCTCCATCCGAGCATATTCTTTTGCTTCTCCTTCCCAATACTCTTGCATCCGCTCGTCGTTGTCGATCCACAGCTTGCA